ACTTCCAACGAATGAAGTATTTATACAAACGTGTTACAACAATGCCGCCAAGGATTTATACAGAGATCCGTACATTTACCACGAAACACAAAATGAACATACACGAAACGATAAGTTATATGAAAGGTTTTCAGCGTGTATCGAAACTTCTATAAAAGAATTAATCCCAGTTCAACAAATTTTACAAACATATATGTCTCAAACACAGGAAGGACAGGACCTTGATGTAGGGGAAGCGGAAGTTGGAGATTCAGAAGACCCCGACGTAATTGATGGGTACGAAGAAGAAACAATGGAAGAACCATTTGAACAGGAACTTACGGAACCTACAGAACCCATGGAACCTACAGAACCTACAGAACCCATGGAACAACCGTCTACTATAGAACCAGTACAGTCTTCACCATTTGAAAATGAGTTTCGAACTATAAATACTAAACAGGTACCAGGACCACCAGGACCACCAGGACCACCACAAAGTGAAGATGAAGGAGTTTTGTTTCCGGACGCATCCGAAACCCGTGCAAAAAAAGTTGGGTATTATTAAATGGAGTTTGAAGACTATTTAAGAGATCCAGCATGGGCCGGTATAATTGCCGGTTTAATAACTGCAGGTTATATACATTTTAAAGCAAAGATTAATAACGAAGGTAAGCTTCCAGTAAGTGCTTACGCTAAACCAGCCGCACTTAATGCAATTTTAGTATTTTTTATCGTTACAAATGGTTTAGGTAAAAAAGAGACCATATCAACGGAACCATTTTAATTTTATAACTTAAAGATAATATACATATTTACAGTATAAAATGACTTCCGTGACCGCATTTAATGATATGATGGGCCAATTTCTTGTGGAATTACACAAGACATTTCCAGAAGAAAAAGGCTTGAAAAAGTGTTTATCGGCTTTCGATTTAATGAAAGCCTCGAATCCGAGATTAGTTGTTGATGGGTTTATGAAGGGTGTTATGCCATACGCCGATAAGATTTCGTCTAAAGACGAAACATTTTTCATTAAAGAATCTAAGAATCTTGATTTTATGAAAGGTGTGGATCTTGAAAAACACTGGGGTTCCGCTTCTGAAAATACAAAAAATGCAATCTGGCAATACATACAGACATTGTATATGCTCGGTACAACGATTAGTTCTATCCCAGAAGATACACTTTCCATGATTGAACAAGTCGCTAAACAATGTGCCGATAAGATGGGCGAAGATGGGAGTGAAATTGATGAGGCTGCACTTATGAAAACTATGCAGGGTATGTTGGGTGGTATGATGAAAAAATAAACTCATTATATATAAATGACATCTTGGTTTGAAGATCCAAAACAATTGGTTCGTGTAGACAAAGTTCATGAATTTTGGCCTTCAAAAACGCAATCTTCAGCAGAACGCGTGAATGCATCAGCACGTTTTATCATTTATGCAACGTGTATAGTTTACATTATACGACGTGACCCACGCATTTTCGTTTTAGGTGCAACCGCACTCGGTGTTCTTTATATAATGGAAAAATCGAATATGGTTAAAGATAGTGCCATACGACCTACGACCATTTACAATAACATAGGTAAGGCATGCTCAATGCCAACTAAAGAAAATCCTATGGGTAATGTGCTCATGTCGGACTATGTAGATAGACCGGATAGACCTCAATCGTGTTATTATCCGACGGTAAGAGAACCAGTAAATAAATATCTCACTGGTGACATTAAATACGGTCCAGGACGTTCACGTTCGTTTACACCTGAACAACAAAGAAATGCATTATCTAGACAATTTACAAGTATGCCAGATACTTCTATAGGTAATACTCAATATTACGAGTTTATCCACGGTAAAAGAGGTAATACGTGCCGACAAGATCCGAGATTGTGTGACCCGGATGCAAGAGGTGTACAACTCGAAGCGTTTGCGGGCCTTGATCCAACAGGGGATAAGAGAAGTGGTATGCACAGAGGTTCTGGATTAGCACCTTAATTTTAAACAATTTGTTAACAACTTAGTAGATACTCGATTTGCATAAACAAAATCTTTTGTAATAGTAAATGGCGTATCAACTCCAACCAGGTATGAAAATGGTTCAAGATAAGGCGGTCCCATCTGTGTGTGCGACCGAAGAAGTTTTTGTGTATCCTCAGCCCAGTACTCTTAATTACGGCTCGAGTCGTCCAAATACCATGCTTTATGGCACAGCTCCATATATGGCTGGTAAAGGTGCACCAGCACAATTTATCGAGACATCAGATCAACTCAGACCACAAACTACTTCCCAATTTAATAAGATTTTGGCAAAAACATACGAAAGAAATTTTCACCCACTTCAAAATGTTGAGTGTAAATTACCACTTAGAACTAAAACGTATGAACCTATGAGTACTCGTGCAGAAACTCAAAATGGTTTGTTTCAGCAAAGATACCTCAATAAAAATCTTAATAAGAAATAAGAATGGCTGATCCCATCTCTATATTGGCTATAGCCGGTTTAGTTTATGCCGGAAGAAAATTAAGTCGTCCAGATGAAATGTATACAGTAGAAGGTAAATCTATAGAAGATGAGCAAGATGTAGTATCCGATTTTTCAAACAGAGATATTGCTATCCAATCTGAGTATTTAGGTCCTTTATCACCACTTGTTGAACCATCGTATACGTCGAAAGAAGAAGTTGGGTCATTTGCTGAAATTTCTCCACAAAAACGTTCCGCTGGTGGTGAAATATTGAGTATGCGAAACAGAATGTATGATGCGGGGAGAATGAATAATCTTTCACCAGTTGAAAAACAACTTGTTGGTCCAGGTTTGGGTGTTGATGCAAATGTTCCAGCGTTTGGTGGTCATCAACAATTGTTCCGCGTGAATCCAGAAAATGTCGGGGCGTATCGATTAACCACATTACCAGGTAGATCTGGTCCAGCGTACGATTCTAAAGGTGGTAGACGTGGTATAGTTGGTGAAGTTGCTCATAATAGACCAGAAAAGACAGCATTCTTACACGGTCGTCTTCCTCCGGTACCAGGTAGAGCACAAGGTATGAGTGGTAGAGCACCAAGAGGTGAACACGAACGTACGAAGAGAACAACGAATAGATCGGAAACTGGTTCTAGAACGGATACTTTGAATTACGCATCCGCGAAACGAACCGTATCTGCACTTACACGTGCTCAAGAACCAACTAGAAACAAAGCCGATGGTACAATTGAACAGTATCAGTACAATAACCAACCAGCACCAGGTATTAGTAGTTTTGTCGGTGGTTACTTAAACGCTCCGGCGAGCAAAATCGGCGAAAAGAGAACGTTTGGAACACCACATACAGTCGAAGAACTTACGAAATATGGTTTCCGACCAGATGATCGTCGTGGTAAACCAAATAGAGCTGCTGGTCCAGGGCGAATGAATGTTCGCGCCGATGCACTTAACCAGGGTGGTATGGTCACGAGTGTTCGTTCGGATACGTCTCGAATTGATGGTAGAGTAAACTCAGCAAATGGTGCATGGACACAACAATACAGAAATAATGATTACCATAAATTTAATGCGTACAAGGGTCACTATAATCCAAATGCATCTAACATGAGTTTAGATACAGCAAGACGACAACTTTCGACCAACCCATTGGTTCATAGCCTTTCTTAATCACTTTAATTTTTGAGACATACACTCATTAAAATATTGTTCATATATTTTAATGAAGGTACATACTTTAGATATAGACAGTGGTGAACGTGATCCCGTTTTGTATCCAAATCCAGGTGATTATGTAGTCCACTTAAAAAACCCTATTTATGACGTGACTAAAATATCACTCATTTCTGCACGTATACATAATAGTCAGTACCTCATACACGATAGAAATAATCAATTTGATATAAATGGTACACCCGTTACTATACCTATAGGAAACTATAGTGGAACAGAATTAGCACAGGCGGTTACAACGAACTCTATTGTTATTACGAGTTCTTCTTTCAATAAGGACACGAACGCTATAACGTTTACGGGTAGTTCACCTTTTACATTTGAGTTTTATGGGGGTACAAACGGGTATCTTACGGGTACGAATGGGTACACAACGCCACATGATATTTTAGGTTTACCGGCAAGTAACGTTTCGTCTACAACGTCATTTCCGTACACTTTAGAAACGGGAAGTATTAATTTACAGGGCGCTGATGCAATTATAGTTAAATTGAGTAGTGGTTCGGACGAATTTAACAAAACCGTATTTTCTGAAACCCCTTTTTATACAGGACGTATACTTCTGTGTGGGGATGTGATTAACTTTTCGGGTGTTGACGATACAGTTGAACACAATTTTGATTCCGGATCACAAAAAACGATATCG